GATAAAGCGGACGTTCTGGTACGAGCCAAGTTCGTTGGCGCAAAGAGGCTTACGGCTGCCATACTTCGCAGTCGGGATGAACCCACTCAGAGCACGGATATCATGTTCCATATCAGTGTGCGCGAAGCAGATGAAACCAGCTTCGACGGCTTCCGTGGACACGTTGACACTCGGCCCAAGGATTTCCGTGACGTACTTCGCCCGCTGCGAGTTCAGAACACGAACGGCCTGATGGATCTGCGTGCTGGTGATAGTGGCAATCAGGGCAAGGCGCGTAACAACAGTTGTCGCACCCGCGTAGCCAACCTGCGTGCCAGCCTTCAGGACACCGAAGATGATACCTTCTACAGTTTCCGTAGCCTGCTCACCCAGATTCTTGCTGGCTTCCTGCACAACCGGATCTTCACTCAACTCGCGCACACGATCCGTACACTCGACAACATCACCCCACTCCTGCATGGTGGCCGAGACATCCTCGAACTGCATCACGCGAGCGGTAGGCGTAACACCCTCGGTCAAAGCGGTAGTCAACTTCGGAAAAGGAACACTGCGCCGAAAGGTGACAGTCTCTGCCTTGTTCTTAGGCATCGGTTTGATATCGCCAAACTTGGCAAACACTTCTTGAGGAGCGGCGTGCTCAAGGAACGTCGTCGCTGCATAGACGGTGGTTCGTTGTCCTACGCCGGAATATGTAGTTTGAGGCATGTTTTTACCTTTTAATGATATCGCCCCTGTAACCTCTTGTTAGACTTCTGAGCATAAAACTCAAACAATTGGTCGGGCGAATTAAGATCAACATCAGGATTCGGCTGTTGCGCCGAGTTATTGGTGGACTTGGCTCCTTCTACCTGAGCATCACGACGTGCGGCTAACTTGTCTGCGGCAGCGGTCTGTGCGGCGTCAGGAGTCTTGGTTCCAGCCCGTGAGCGGTGAGCATCATACAAATCAAACAAAGCAATGGCGTCTGCAATATCATCACTAGAGGCCAACTTTTCGTAAGTCGTAGACGAACTCTTCCACTCTTGAAATTCAGTTGTCTTGCCGGTGTCCCTCCACCCTGCGTGGACTGCCTCAACGGCATCCCAAGCGTCGTGAAGGAACCTGCTTCGCTTCTCGTGCTCTACATACTCAACCACACTCTTCATGGCCTCGTCACTTGATGCCGGTAGACTGGATGTGTACCGGGCCTCAATTGCTTTGGCGATGTCAGGGTAGTCTTCCTTGAACTGCGTCCACTCAGCCGATTGTTCAGCAGTTTCCTGCTTGACAACCTCGACCGGGCGCTTACCCGCAGCCTCTTCGTACTTCCGCTGGTAGGCCGACATGCGACCCGCCATACTGCGGTTGTCATTTTCGAGTTTCGCCGCTCTCTTTTCTGCCGCCTCAATTGCCGCGAAGCGAGCCCTAGCTGCGTCACGTTTATCTTCAGGCAGAAGAGAGATCAGGTCATCGTCTTTGACAACTACAGGTGCGGCTACTGCTTCCGGCTTCTCTGCCGGCTCTGCTTTAGGTTCCGAAGCGACAGGAGCAGGAGGTTCTTCTCTTGCCCCTTCTTTCTTCGCAACCATTGCATTGAATTCTGTTTCATAGGCCCGCTCCGCGCCATCTACCAGAGCAACACCCTCAGGAATAGGAACCTCAGGAACAGCCGGCTCTACCGTTTGCGTATTCATTACACCCCCCCTGTTGAATTGCTACCATAGTCCAACGACTTCACAAACGGCGGCGTTGGAGCAAGAAGCCTCTTGATCTCCAGTAATCCACCGCGTATAACCTGAGACTCACGATCCGTTAACTCTGGGCTATCATTCTTGATGCGTAATTCTTCCAATCTCGCTTCAAGCATCTTCCTTAACTGAGTACCACCCGGAGCATTGAAGTCAATGCCTTGGAACATCAGATACCGCTCCCTAACTTCATCTTGGCTGCGATCTCGCTGTTGAACCTCTTGTTAGCTGCGTCTTCACCAATCTTTGTCGTGGCAATCTTGGTCTGAGCCGATGTCATGGAAATGCCTTCCTTGCTGGCCAATTGCGAAGCAGCAATTCTTTCAGCCGACTCAATGCCTTGCAAACGAATAGCATTAGTCTCGCGCTGAACGTCAATCTTTGCCTGAGCAAGCGGGTCGGGGGCAGGGCCTTGTTGAGACGCACCTTGTTGAGCCGCAAGAGCCTGTTGCTGCTGTGCTTCGAGATTGACCTTGATTTCATCATCACTCAACAGAATGTCAGGAATGCGTTTCGATTTCAACGCCTGCCGATACAGCTTCTTCATATCGGTATACGGCTGCCACGTCGGCTGCATAGCCAACTGCATGGCCGCATCAAGCGCCTGCCCTTGTTGTTCCTTGTCAAGCAAAGTAGAACTACCACGAGCAATCACCCTGAAGTCACCCTTGATGTCCTCACGAGGATTAAATTGCATGTTCCACTCATAGAACTTGCTTATCAACGGCTCAGTCACATAATCATCATAAAACTTGACCGTGCGACGCAACACAACGGTCGAAGCGTTATACAGTAACGACATTCCCTGCGCCGTCTGCGTAATATGAGGAGCCTGATCCCCTTGCATAAGCAACGGCAATTGGGTCACGTCATCAGCAAACCTGATGGCAAGATTGAGAATGTTGTCCAGTTCATTCTGATGCGAATCAATGGAAAACTGGGCAAATACATCCTGAACACGCTGAACATCGTCCGAGGCATACCATACCTTCTTCGGCTTCATGTGGTAATCACCATCCGCCGGACGAACCGCATTGATCTTCATCACCGTCTGCGGACATACACTCAATCCAGCATTATCATGCTTCATGCGCCACGCCGCACTGACACTCTCCTGCTCCCCACGCATCAGACGAGGAATGCCTGATCCAAAAGGACTCGCCTCATCCTTATCAGCATAACAAACATTGAACGGCATTTCCCCACTATCCAGCGGATTCAGGTCAACCTTCAACACAATGCCATCACATAACCATACCGACCCACGGATAACCTCACCCAGCCCCAATTCCTCCGGGTCCACATCAACCGCACGCAAATCATCGTCACTCAACTCGCCAAAGTAACGCAACAGACGATACCTGCTGTCAACCGTATTATTCGTTTCCGACAACGAATGTAACTCGTTCATCCAGCGAAGCGTCCTCACATTAAACGCCCCACCCGTCATCGCCTTCTCTACATTTTCCTCAATGAAATTGAACCGCTTCGCCAATTTCTTGACCTGCGATGCATTACACAAGTATTGAACGAATGCAAACTCCCAACCATCAGGCGTGCTTGCCGACATATCAGGATAAAAGTTCCAACAATCCACCCACTGCACACCGGGCCTCTTGCTTTCATTCGGCACCAGCGTCCTTACATAATCATTACCACCCGTCTGATTCGGCTGCGTCTTCCACGTCACACGCCATTCATCCAAAATTACCGGACCCATTATAATCCCGGTCCCAAGCTTCGCCATCTGCTCAATGGCCAACCGCTGAACAGCGTTATACTTCGCCTCAGACAACTGATCGTCTATCTCCTCCTCCATCTTCTCAGCACGCGCCTCGGCCTCGTCCATCACCCCCTTGGCCATGTCCTTCTGCAATACAGGAGCGCCCTCAGGAGAAACAATAGGAGTCTGTGTGCCATCAGGCCCAATCTCAACAGCAGGCTGCTCCTTGTCAAGACCACTTACCATCTCAGGAACAGGAGTCGGCTGCATACCCCAATTCTTCTCGTCCGTCGGCAACACCATATCCATTACCCTAGCAGCAAATGCATGAGTCTTAGGCTTGGTAATGTTCAAAAACAACTGACACGACTGCGACGCCTCCAGCTTCTTCACCACACCATCATCGTACCGCCCATGATACTGTCGCAAATCCTCCAGCCACCTGTCCTCAATGTAAGACCTCTTGCGCTCAACATCCATAAACTTGGAATACAACGTCTGCCCCAACATCTCCAGATTGGCATTGTTGGCAACCTTCTTCTCCTCCTCCAAACGCTCAAGCTCCTCAATCTCAATCTCACCATCAGAACGACCAAACTCAGGAGCCTCATCCTCCAGATACATCGGAACATCAAGCTTCTCAGGAACAGGTATAGCCATCATTGATCCCAATCAGGGCCGGGGTTAACAGTATCAGCATTCGCACTGTCAGACATAGCCTGCGCTAACGCCAGATCGGCAGACAACTTCAAATCAATCTCCTGCTGGTGCATCACCCCCGCCTGAATAACCGCACTCGCCACCCCAGCCTTGGCAACCTTCACGGCATCCTTTGCCTCCTGCTTGATAAGATACCTGTACACAAGCTTCACAATCTGATCCACAACCGCAGCATCAGTCGCAGGATTGGCAGGCGTGCCAACAGCATCCCTCAACCTCTGCTCCTGCTCCGGCGTCGTCTTAATGTGATAACCCATGTGTCCCCTTAATATCCAACCGTAACACTGCCAACCGTATATACCGGAGCACGAAACGTCGGCAACGCAGCCAACGCACCCGGCAACGTAAACTGCCCCGCAGCCCCAACCTCCATAAACCCCTGCGCCCACTGCCGAAACGCATCAGCATAATGACTAGACCAGTCATGGTAAGGCTCAGTGGCAAACGTCCTCCGACTCTCGTCCCACTTCTTATGGTAACTTACCAACGCATCCAACAAGTCCTTGCACTTCTCCTCGTCAAAATACGCCGTCCCCATCCTCATCCGCGTGCTAGTAATAGCCGCCCACTTGTTAGGAGCCCTAGTAACCTGCACCAAATCACGCATCCCCAAACTATATGCCTGATCCCATATGTTAGAACCCAACGGATTACTCTTGCTCGCTACCGTCACATTCTTCGCATCATGCGGAAAATAATGACGCCCATATACATACCCCCTGTCCTTCAACAACTTCACAAAGTAACTCATGTCCTCCCTAGCAGCTTCATGGCAATCAATAAACCTGTCCTGCCCCCCTACCTTCTGATGGAAAACTATCGCCGTTCCATCCCCATGACCCAAATCCCAAAACGTGTTAACAGGATACCTGCGGTCATAAGGATAAGACCCAATCCTTCCAG